AAGCTGTCCGGCTGGTCTTGCGTGGATTCCCTGTGCATCTGTGATTACATAACTAAACTCTCTCATAATTTTATTCTCCTTTTCTTTTGAAATTTCCGTTTCATAGGATTCTAATAAATAAATTTCGTTCCGCATTCTGGACAATGCTTTGGTCGCATTTCTGCATAATCATCATTTGTTGCGACCTCATATTTGCATATAGGACATTCAATACCGTCCATTTCATCATCACCTTGATACTTTACCTTCATTCCATCAATAAATTGATTTTCCAAAAGCACTACTCTATGTGCTGTTTTTATCAAAGTTTGAGAAGCTTTTTCAAGAATTTCCGTTGTTCCTTCTACTTCTCTTCCGTATGGCGGTTCTTTGTACGCTTTTATATATTTTTGGATTTGTTTCAATAATTCATTCATACTGTATACCTCGCTTCCTTGTAAATCCTCATTTCATTGTTTCTTCAATTTCTATGAATATACCACCCGTTCTTACATCTTCTATTTCAATCAGCTTATACTTCTTTCCGTTATATTTTCTTAAAGGATGGCAAAGCAGTAATGTAACTTTATCAACCACTCCTTTACTATCAGTAAAAGTTGCATCTATACAAGCTCCGCAAGAGCCATCTGCTTTTGACCATCCACGTCCTCTTGTAATATGATAAGTATTAAAATCCACATCATAATTCAAATCGCATTTAATTTTCTGTTTAAATTTATATTGTTCTTCTGTCATATCATAAATCCTTTTAAATTCCTACTTTTAAATGTATAGCATTGGTTTCCCATTCTTCAACTAAGCAATTAACAATATCCTCTGGAACATCTACATTTGCAAATCTTCCATCGTTTACCCAATCATAAGCTGCACTCCATCTGTCGCTGTGCAGCCACTCTTTACCTATCCTTTTAGAGAACTGGTCACTCTGTAATTTACACCATTCATAAAACATTCCTGTCTTTTCAATAAAATTCTTTGCCTTATTTACCATTTCCATATCAGCTACAGGGAACCATCTCTTTTCAATTTCTGGATAATCTCCATTCCAACCATCCCATTTTGAATAGATGATGTCTCCATTTTCATCGTGGACTTCGCAATCTAATCTCAACGCTTCTCTTACAGCATCTTTTAAGTTATCAATATTGTCAGCTTTCTTATTTCCATTCCAGTCATAGCATGTATATTTCATTTATGTCACCATCCTTATTCTTTTTATTCCGAATGAAACTCTTGTTTCATTGTTTTATGATATAGTTTTTGGTTTTCTAATAAATCCATATTCTTCTAACATATAAACCAACCATTTCATATTGGAATCCATTAATTTCTTTGATTTTCTATATATCCCATTCTTAGTTCTGTTTTTATTTTCGATACATTTAGCAAAAGTTCTATATTCATCAATAGGAAATACTTCTGCGGTTATTTTTAAAAAACTGTGTGTAGCTTTATAGATATGATTTCCAAGTGATTCTATGGTACATAACATTTCATTTCTTTCTGTATCAATACTTGTCCATATTCCATTTTCCATCTTATTAATAATCATAATCCATACCTCCATAAAATATCTCTTTCATCCATTATTCGTTGAATATTTCCGCTATCAATTCATCTGTAATAACATCAACAAACAATTCCTGGGCTATCCAGTTTGTCTTACACTTATTATTTGCTACCGCATAAGCAACTACGTTACGCACCAAAACTTCAAACTGTTCTGTATTTTTCATATTTTTCAACACTTTTCTAATATCACATGAATATCTTGCAAATTCCATATCGTCCATAATTATTTAATCCTTTCTTTCAAAATAGCTATATACCTTCTATATTACCAAAATATGTAAACACATTTAACAACGCTTTATATTTCCGTGGATGATTCATAATCTCTATGATTTCTTTTTCCAATCCATCTGTATCTCTAATTAATTCTTCATGTGTCAATTTGAATCCATACAAGTTTGGAATATTATTTTTCTCATATGTTTCCATAATCTGTTTTCTAATATTCTTTGTTATATTAATAGCTGCATTTCTCTGTAAATTTTCTTTTCCCATCGTTACAACCTTTCTATCCGAAAAAATCATCGAATCTATCAATTCTAATACCTAAACGTCTTTTGCTTATCAATTTACGTTTCCATAAATCTTCCACTCTGTCATAATAACTATTCTCCATAACAGGCTTTTCTTCCTTTTCTAATTCTTTAAGGTATACGTTTATACCTTTGTTCATTAGAATTTGTCTATCGTCTTGCATAGCTTTTAAATTCTTTCTCCATATAACCACCATTTTTTAGTCACGATAAGCTTTAAACCAAACAGAATCATTGGTAAACAAATTACCCATGCTCTTATATCTTTTCCTGCGTAGCATCCAATGTAAGACATTAAACAAACTATAGACATTCCTAAGAACTTCTGTGTAAAAGACACTAACAGTTCTTCCTTTGTGATTTTCCGTTCTTTCTTTCCATCAATTACTTTGAATTCCTTCTTTTCTTTAGTTTCTGTTCCCTGAATCTTTCTTGCTGTATTTTTCATGATATAATCCTCTCTTTTTTCTAAATTTAATAAGGACTATGTTTCCTTTGCGGATACATAGCCCGATGGGTTATATCATTTACCCATTAATGATGGCATAAATGATAATTCCTATAATTAAGTAGAATAAACAAAACCCAACGATGTATCCCATTGCTTCCACCTACTTTCTTTTATATGTATATTCTCTTGTATGTGATAATGATTATTTTCTCCATGATGGAAATTCTCGATCTTTTAAAAAGTTCCATTCCATTAATTGAATAGGACTCACTGTTACATTTCCATTAGCGTTCTGTTTTAATTCTTCAATATGTTTCAATGCTTTTTCTTTGGCTGCTTTTTCCATTTCTGTCATATAGCATTCTGGATATGTTAGAAGATCAATGTGTTTATAATATCTTTCGCAATAATACAGATAACCTTCTTTCTCAATATCTTCTAACCAATGCTGCGATTCTTCTTTGATTTTGTTTTCTACAGTACCGTAGCGTTCCTTGTATGTCATTTCCTATTACTCCTTTATGCAAACATTCTTCTTTCTACTAATTTAACAGTGTGACATCTGGTTAAGTCGATTAAATGATGTTCTGTAATATCTTTCCCGTTGCTATATCCATCTGGTGTAATATATCCAGATATGGTTTTAAATTCCGTTTCTAGTTCACATCCTTTTGATAAGATATATTGTTTCCATTCTTTGTAACATCTCAACGCATCCTGTAAATCATTCTTGTTGTATGCTAAATTCTGCGTATAGTAAAATCTATCAGAATTCACTTCAAAAAATGCGATACAATGCTTTTGCACTCTATCCTGTTTTTCTTCTTTTCTTAACATACGTTTTAAAATATCTTCTGCTTCTTTTACTTTTCCAGATATGCACATACAAGCTAAAGTATCTCTCGTATTATCATCAAGATTAATTCTTTTCCCGTTATAAAAGAATTTCCACTGTTCAGGAGCAGTTTTCCATCCGTAATTATATGAAAATTTTTCATGTTTCCTTGCCATAGTTCTCACATCTCCAAAATTTTCCATCAAAAAAAGGAAGCCTTATAATTTTGACTTCCTTTTGGTATTCTCTATTCTGTTACGTTTTCGAATAATTCATCACCAGAAAATTCTTGCATATCTTCGAGTACTGCCTGTGCAAATTCTTTTGAATACTCGTTCCATAATTTATCTTGCAATTCTTCTGTATTAAGATTTTCTAGTTCATAATCTTTTACAAATTTCGTGATTAATCGTTTCATCCTGTAGTCATAATTTTCTTCTATTGTATGTATACGCATTCTTATTTCCTCCTGTTAAAATGTGCTTTCATCGTGTTATATAAACTACAACACCAGACGGAAGTTCTATATAATTTTCATTATCTCTTAAACTGTTTTCAAATAATTCAAAATCAAAATACGCTTCATTCATATCATTTACAAATCCAAGAGATCTGGCAGTCTCTTCTGCTGCATTTTCAAAATTACTATAAACTGCATTGATCGACATAATTTCATCAGCATATGTATTTGTAATTTCTATACAATCTTCGTTGCTTAATTCTCTATATTCATCTTGAAGTTCGTTGATATAGTCCTCTAGTGCTGCGTCAATCTTAGTTTTATATTTTGAATAAATATCTTTAAACATATTATTTTCCCCTTTATCTCCACATACTTCTTAATTTATCCATGTTTAAACGCTTCTTGATAACAAGTGCTTCATCATCATAAATGCTTTTTAATTCCTTTAACAGTGGTTTATATTCTTCCTCTGTAGCTTTTACCGTTTCCCAATAATACTGTAAACTTGCTTCGCTATGCTGTCCGATATGCATATAAGAAAGAATATGTCCATAATTTACTGTTGATTCTGGAATAAATGCTACCACTTCATTTGTTCTTCTGTCTTTTCTAAATAATATATCCATTCTGTTTCCCTCTATGAAATTGTACTTTCAATCAACTTTATTTATTTCCTTGTATGCCTCTTCTAACGTGCAACACAACGCTTGTGCGACAACTAAGCATCTAGCCGTCACATCCTGTACAACGGCTTTCTGATTGTCTTTGGGTACGTTCTGAAGCGTTCTATCACGTTCCATAAGGTTTCTCACTGTATTACTCATGAGATATTTTCCGTCAACTGCTAAAGCTGCGATTAAGTTTTCCATAATTTAACACCTGCTTTCTTTATAATAATCCAGAAATATCCTGACACTCAAGCCATTCACTATTATATTTTTTGAGTAGTTCAATAAACTTACATCTGTCTAAATCTTTTATTAAAAAATGATATGCATGATATTGACCTAAATAATAATAAGCATCAAGTATATCTAGTATATTATTTTTATCCTTTGCCCATTTTGAATACTTCAATGCTTCACCCATAGATTCTGAAACATTATTTTCCAATTTTTCTATAAACTCTTTTTTAGAAATAACATTTCTTCCATTTTTCAGTGCGTCATTTTCCCGTCTTAATCGTTCAATCTCTTCTTTCTGTCTTTCGATGGTATTCCCAGCCTTTACCAACATAGTCCCTAGTTCTTTCAAATTGTTTTCTAACATGATTCTTTCCTCCCTATATTTCTACATCCTGTTTTGTTGCTTTCATCCATGTATTATCCAACGTGCCATATGTAATAGTGCTATATGGTTTTGTTCCATCTGCTACTACTCCGAAAATGTTCCGTTTATATTCCGCAATACGAAAACCTGATACACTTTTCAATGTGTAAAGTCTTTTCCCTGTCCTTACACTGTATACGTGCGTTCTATTAAATTCCATGTCGATTGACAATTCCGCATCATCTGTACTAACAGGGATTGCAAAAATAAAACTCTGTATGCTATCTAACCCTATGTACTTTTCTAAGTGTGGCATGATCTGTTTAATTACATCATTCGTAAACCATGTTTTGTCAAGGTCTGACAAGTCAAAAAGTACTGTCTGTTTTCCGTCTGCTGTTTTGCAGAACGGGTAAAGTTTTTTCATTTTTGTAAGTGTTAAATATTCCATAATTGTTCCCTCCTAGTTAGTATAAAAATATGGTTCTGTCGGTTTCCCGAAAAAGTAACTACCATCCCACACACCACCAACTTCAATAATATCTTGCAACGCTTCTATCATATCGGCTTGCGACTTACAAGCACATATGACCTTATTTGTATTTGTAAATCGCAAAAAGTATTTACATCCCCAGTATGTATCAACTTCAATTTCTCCAATAGGACATTCTGTAAACCATGCAGGTATAATGTCTGTTACCTTATCAACAAGTCTATTCATTTTATTTCTTAATGACATAATTTCTACCACCTTTCCTTATAATTCAATACTAAATTCGTTCTCAAGAACATCTTTCAAAGAATCATCTTCTTCACAGTAAGCAATAAGAAAATCAAGATTGTTTTCCCATGTTTCAATATGTATTCGTTCTCTTATTTCGTCATCCATATAAGAGCAAATGAGATCCATTGTGTCGTTTTCTACATCATATAAGGACACCTGTATATCTTCTATATCCTCTTCTTTTCCTCCGTTTTCTGTGTACCATGTAAGAGCGTATTCTTTCGCTTCTTCTGCGTTCCACGCTTTCACATAATCCCCGATGTAATCATCAAAGATTTTTCCATCCTGCGAAAATTCCACGTTGTACAACATCATTGTTCATTACCTCCTATATTGTTTTTCTCTTATGAACACTACAAAAGACACACAATCAAGTTGTATGTCTTCTAACTATTCACAAGATTATTATCTTTATCTAATCATTCCGTTATCAATAACGGCTGTTACATCGTCCCAAAAGTTTGTATTAGGATTGTAAATGCAATAGGACGTTACTTTATTTCCCTTGTGTACAGGTTTATTGTATTTGATATAGCAACCGTATTTTGTCGTTCTGCCCCATCTGCCATGAGATACCGATTTAATGACTTCTATATAAACAACGTGTTTTCCCTTACGGGTTTTTAGTTTGATGTTCTGCCACTGTTTCCCTTCTTTAATAAACTTGATGGAGCAACCTTTATAATGTTTTTCAATGTACCTATATGTCAGATATAAGTCCTTGTTTTTCTTAATCCCTGTTATAACATCATCTTTACAGGTCTTTGTTCCTTTAGTGTCAAAAGTAACTATTCCCTTATCAGACTTTTTCCAATGTTTAGCAGATGTAAAACTAAATAAGTTTCTGTCACCTGTTTCGATTGTAACAAGCCGTTTTCCGTGTCGGTTTGGTTTCGACACGGTATAGACTTTATAAGATTCTGTTTTTCTCTTATGAGCCGTTCTAGTGGTTTGTGCGTGGGTCTGGATTGGTAGCAGGGTTATGGCTGCCAAAGTTGCGATTGTAAATATTTTCCATAATGTTGTTTTGATTTTCTGAGTGAATGTTAATTTTTTCATGATGTAAACCTCCTTAATATAAAACTTCTAACACTTTGTTATCCTCTAAGAAGATAAAAGTTCCTTCTATAGATAAATCTCTTGCAAAAGCTTCATAGTCAAAGTATCTGGTTACATTCTTAGGTACATTTCTAAGATAGTCACACTCTTCTACAACCTGATAAGCTACATCTATCATATTTTCACAATCATAATAGATAGTATAATTTCCACTTTCTACTTTTTCCATCGCTTCATTTAATGTATATCCACATTCCGACATTAAAGCTTTTGCGATTTCTTTTTCGTTATCTTCTAAAGATTCGACCTGTGAAGCTATCTCATTTAATGTGTCGATATTCTCATACTCACCAATGTTATAATAATCACATTCCCAATCAGTAATAAAGTATTCTTCATAATAGTTACCGTTTGCATCTGGTTTGTTACTAATCTTGATACGCTTTAATACGTTTTTAAGATCTTCATTGCTAATTGGTAAACTTACCCATTCACCAATTAAAAAGCCTTCATTATACTTTCCTAAGTTTGTTAAATAAATGTTCATCATGATATATTCCTCCTATTCTTCTATGGCTTTTAAAATCTCTTTACAAGCTTCTATGTATCCATCTGGTAACACTTCGTTTTTCATCGTACCGCCTGCAATTCTCCATTTTAAGTCATTGATAAAGTTTTCTTTATCATCGTGTAACCATTCGATGAGTTCTTCACGTTTTGCAATGTCGTAATTAGCGACAAGATTATCTAATGATTTTCCTAACTTGTTTAAAAGCTTTCTTTCTTCTGGTGTGATTGTGTATGTTGTCATGATATTTTCCTCCATATCTTTCTTTGTTCTCTGTTTATAGGCACTAAAAAACACACAAGATAATTCTTGTGTGCTATGTTACTACCTATAAATCAAATTTTTTCAATGGTAACTTCATTTTTATTTACATAAATGTTATACCAGTTATTTTCGTATTCGATTGTCATATCATCCAAAATAGAAACTCTTTTAGTTCCTATTTTACGCATTGCATATATAATTATTTTGCTTTCCATTTCTTCACTCATGTTTTTATCTCCTATCTTAAAACATAGATTTCATTTCATTTTGTATAATATTTCTGTACGTCAATGGTGTCCTCTAAATCACACATTTTACATCCCTTTACAGTTTCAAGTTCTGCTTCAATATCTACAGGAAAAGCAAGGCTTTCAAAAGTTTCTTTACATTCTTGCAAAATCTGTGACTGAATCATGTCGGGCAATTCACATACATAGGTATGGGCTGTTATTGTTACCCGTTCAAATACTCCACTTTTAAGCATATCTGAAAACCAGATATCAAAAGTTGGATATTCTTTTTTGTCTGCTAAATCTCGATATACCTCGTGCATCTGTTTTTCTGTAAAGCATCTACCTTTTAAAGGCTCTTCATAAGTTATATAATATTTCATTGTCTTACCTTCTTTCTACCCTGTAAGATGTACAGGGATTTTTTTGTTTTGTTTATTGCTTGTTTAATCTCATAAAGATTTATAAACCATAATTTATATTTGATAACTCAAAAAATTATGTTGTTACGTTATCGACAAGGGAAACTTTTTGTTTCTACTACTTTCAACCATCAAGGGAGTGCTTTAAACCCTATTTCACGATTTTGCCCGAAACTCTAAGAATATTGTCAAAGGTGTATCTTATAAGGTTATGAGATTAAATAAACAATAAACCTTATATTTTTATTAGATAGTACCTTGTGTTTGATTAGTTGTAAAATCATATTTACAAGATACTATCTAAATTTTTTATTTTAAGTAAATAGTAACTTTTATTTTTAGCATTAAATTGCTGTCGGCTCTACTTTGAGTATGGTATTTTAACCCTTTACTCTGGATAACCAAACTACCCAACCAACTTCTTTCAAGGCAAGTTGACATGGAGGATTTTAACCTCAACCTTGTTGTAAATAAATTACAACCGATATTCTGTTCTGACTTGTTAACTGGTTACGTTTTGGAATAACTTGTGTGAATTACACTTGAAAAGTAAATAATAAAATGTTAAAATATACTCGTAAGTGTTTTTTCACTTTGTGGAGCGGTAACCGTTTGCATTGGTAGTGTTTGGGTTATCGCTCTTTTGTTATCTTGGTTATATATTATCATAGTTTTTTCTGAATGTCAATAGCTTTTTTTGAATATTTTTGATTAAATTTTTTAGCCTGTGTTGCAAGGCTAAAGAAGTTTTGTTCCGTCTGGAAGTATCCATAACGGTTGATATTCACTATTGAGAATCTTTGCAATATTAGACAATTCATCTTGGGTGAATTTACCAGTCTTTAAACGATTGCTCAAAGTTGGTTGTGTAACACCTAATTTCATAGCTAATTCGGTTAATGTCATGTCGTTTGCTTTACAAGCTAACAAAACTTTATCTTTAATGGATAAAATGAAAATCACCACCTTTTTATGTATTAAGTATCAAGTCAAGTATTTACTTGAATTTTAACACTTTATTATTCACTTTTCAAGGTACTACACAAGTTTTGAGGGTGTCACCCTTGTCAGAATTGACAAGGGCTTTTTAGATGTGATACAATCCAATCAAGGTGTACCACATACACCCTTTAGAAGTTAGGTGTTATGTATGTATTCCCATGCTTCGGAATCCGAAACAAAACTGGTTGGACAGTTGGGAACATACCAGTAACCATCTATAGGATTATAGATAGGGTACATGATTTACACCTCCCTTCTCTATGTAATTTGTTAAAGGTAGTTTGTCGATTGTCAAACCGTCAAGTTGTTTTATCGGCTTGCTATCTTTAACATGGCTTTATTGTACATCAAAGCAATGTACTTGTCAATAGTTTTTATGTACTTTTTTATTTTATTTTTATGGGTGATATTATGATATTTGATAATAACTTACAATTAAAGAAAGAATTTGATAAATTGTTAATTGATACAGGTAATAGTAAAGTAAATATTGCAACTGAATTGGAAATATCCAAACAACAATTAAGTAATTTGTTAAATAAGAAGAATTTATCATTTATGGATATGAAAAGAATATTAGATGCAATTGGTTATGATTTGGAAATTGGTTTTAAAAAGAAAGAAAACTAATTACATTATATAGAAGAAACAAAGGAGGATTATATAAAATGGGTGCGATAACTGGAATTAATAAAGTAATTATAGAATTATTAAAAGAAAACAATACAAAAATGGAAGAACTTGCAAAGTATTTAAAAATAAATAAAGAAACTTTAGAAAAGAAATTAGAGTGTAATGATTTAAAAAATGTAAGAAGTTATAACAACTTTACTGTATCACAATTAGAAAAGATTGCTAGTTTTTTTGGTTATGATTTATGTATAGATTTTAAAAAAGAAGATGTTGTAAAACATTGTAAATCAAGAAAAGAAACTAGACAAGAGACAGTTAATAAAATGAGTTTTTTATATGACAAGAATGGGAACTGGAATGTATAGGTATATAGCCGTTTAAACGTCTTATTTTGCCCTGTATGGGATTTTATATGTATAATGTATCTATGCATCCTATTTTGATTTTAAATTGATTTATAGGGCATTTACAAGCGTTATAATTTTGTGATGTGTTTTATTATTATATGTTATATATGATTATTAAATAGATATATTTATAGGTTTATTGTATGTATTAATGATATATTTATAGTTATATATCATATAGTTATGCTTTATATTAGTATGTAATATATTGTTATTGTATAGTATATATTATAGATATGATAGTATTATTGTATTGGATATTATAGTTATGTGGTAGATATTATATGCATATATTTAATATTATATATTGATTAATATGTTATATGTATTGTGTAATAGTATATAGTTGTGTTGTGTGTGGTAGTGTATAATATAAATGTTATAGTTATTGTGTTGTGTATTATAGTGTGATGTGATGTGTTATTGTGTGATATGATATATAATTGTATTGTGTTGTTGTGGATAGTATTGTATTATCATAGGTTATATGATGCTATTATGTATTGGTTATATATATGATGTGCTAGTTATATATACAGTATTATATATTGATTTGGTTAATTATATATTTATATTTTTGTGTGATGGTTAACTGGTGTCGTGTTTATATTGTGCAGATTGTACATTTTAATGAGGTTATGAGCGTGATATAGTGTGCAGTTTGTTGTTATTTATGATGCAGTTGTGATAGTTAGTATAGTTTTTATATGATTGTGTTATATTGTTTTTATATATCTATTGGTTATAAAATGTGGTTAAACAACATTTTTTATCTCAAAAAACGAACTTTTGTTTTTATGTTCTAATAAATACCATCATATACAGAAATTTTATGTCCTGTCATATCATTACAATTTTTATATCCTGCTACCAGTGCAGCTTTATCTATTATATCCATGTTTGTAAATCATTTACACATAGTATAAAAAATTACTGTATCTGCAAAAACACGGACTTTTCAACAAAACTCCTTGTTTTTTATAACAAAAACTATATGATATAGTATTAAAAACTATGTTGTACAGTGGGGTATGTTTACATTTTTTGACATACTGTCAATTTCTGTAAATACCCTAGGTGTTCAACTCACACCCCACGTTCAAAATTTGAAATCCCCTCTCCCCACACTATTTCACCTAAATTCACACAAAAAATAGCAAAAATACACAAAATGAGTTCGAGAACGAGTTCGAGCAAGTCCTTATAAAATAAACAAAATCTTCACATCAAAAATACCCTAAAATCGCAAAAATCCCTCTCAAACCTTCATTTTTGTCAATAAAATTCTACACTTTATCGAAGTCAACTATAAAATCTACAAAACATAGCCAATTTTATTCCTTGCTACCCGTACATCTACCTTTAAAATATGTAATAAAAATAAACAAAATCATTCATTTCTATCTGCACCAGTAAACCTTATTTTCGAAGTCCTTTAAAATTCATCTTCTATCCCTATTAA